TGCGTATTAAAGATTTTTTAAACGAATTTGAGGCCGACAGGGCGGCATTGCCCGGAGTTGAAAAAGAAACTCTTGCAAAGCTCAGAAACAAAACAATTGTCATCTCGGGCGGTGAACTTGCAAGGTGTCTTTGCTATGCCTTTCTCTACAATAACGAGGCTAAAAGGCTCGGAATAAAAGTTATCCTTCTCGGCAAATCACGCAACGCAATGGCATCATACCACAGCGAACTCTTGTTAAGAGATGATTTTGATTTTGTTGATTATAATTCTGCATCAGAAATTTCAAGTGCCGACTATGTAATTACAACAGGAATCTGCGGTGAACATACAGACAACAACCCACAGATTATGATTGACGGCATTGCAGAAATAAATGCCTGTGCCAAAATTGCAAAAGCCACAGGCGCAAGGGTTGTCGTTGTGAACGACAGCAGAATTTACGGCAAAGCCAAACCGCACAGAGTTTATTCCGAAAACGAGTACGCAGAACTTGACGCAACCTCTCCATCATCGCTTGCAGGTCAGCTTATGAGAACGAGAGAAACCGCCTTGCACTCGGTTTTGAAGAACAGCGAATCAACCGTTACAACGCTCAGAACGGGCATAATTTTGGGAGCTTCAAGCAACTTTACAAGCGTGCTTGATCCTGTTTTTGACGATATAGCCAACCGCCGTGACACAGTTGTTCCTGCAACAAGGGATCGCTGCACCTTTGTTTATATCAACGATGTTTTAAAGGCGATTATATTCGCAATGACAAATCTTGAAGAAAACGCAGTTTATAATGTCGGCGGCAAAAACTGCAACGCATCGCTGATTATGATTGCGGCTGTTCTCAACGATATTTACGGCAGTCGCTGTACAATTGAGTCGGGCGATTTTACGGAGCTTGACGGCTGTGCAATTAATTCAAACAAGATTTCCGTAAACGAATGCACTCCCGACATAGACCTTGAAACCATGCTGAAAATCTGCATAATGGACAAGATGAAGTCCGAAAAAGTTCTGCGTATCCCCCACTCACATGAGCGCAGACTTGATTCAATTCACGAAATTCAGCTTGCATTTCTGCTTGAAACCGACAGAATTTGTCGAAAGCACAACATAAAATATTTTCTCGGCGGCGGAACACTTCTCGGTGCAATCCGTCACAAAGGGTTCATTCCGTGGGATGATGATGCCGATATTATGATGTTGCGTGAAGATTTTGACCGCTTTTGCGAGATTGCGCCAAAGGAACTTCCAAGCAATATGACTTTTCAATCGTACCATACGGACAAGGCTTGTTTCTATGAATTTGCCAAGGTCAGACTTGACGACACTTTCTTTGCAACCGACTTTGCAAAAGACCATCACGCAATGCACAACGGAATTGCGTTTGATATTTTCTGTCATGATAACACAGCCAATACAGCAATCGGACGAAAAATTCATATGGCTGTGACTCTGTTCACAAGAGCGCTGGTGTTCAATAAATGGAACAATCGCAAGGCTGAAAACGGCAGTAGAATCCAGAGCATTGTAACAAATTTCTGCAAGAAAATATTTCCGCTCAGATTCAGTATGTGGCTTGAAGTCCGTACTTTAAAATTCTTTAAAAACAAAAAGAACGCAAAATATCTCTATGACGGAATGGGCAGAAATATTTATAACGGTGCTTTTCCAAAGGAATATCTTGACGATGTTGCTTATGCCGACTTTGAGGGTTACAAGTTCCCCGTGCCAAAGGAATATGACAAGTACCTTACTTTCCTCTACGGCGACTATATGGAGCTTGCACCGCTGTCAACAAGAATGGGTTGCCACGAAATTGCCCTCTGCGACATCGGAAAATATGACGGTTTCAAAATCCGCAAACCCGATTCTGAAAAATAATCAGCGTAAAACAGACCGATAAAGTAAATGTCACTTGACACTTACCTGTCGGTCTGCTATAATAATATAGCACATTTTGAGTGCTGTTGCGGAATCAGCCGAAGAGTAAGATTCGTCTGAAAGTAAGCTCCGCCTCGGTTTCCCCACCGTGTAAAAATCAAGGGATTTAAATTGATTATGCAAAAGTTGACACAATCATTTTCAACTTTCCATTTTCAATTTTCAATTTAATAAGCAGGTATGGCGGAATTGGCAGACGCGCATGGTTCAGGTCCATGTGAAAGCAATTTCATGCAGGTTCAAGTCCTGTTACCTGCACCAAAGCTTTTTACCCCGGTAAATACGATGTTTACTGGGGTTTTGCTATACTTAAATCACCCTAAAACACGGAAAAATACATATCGTAGCTAACACACAGCTAACAAGTAGCTAACAAATCTATAACCAAAAGATACCGCACCATCTGTCGCTTTTCGCACAAATCGAAAAAACTTTTCACACTAAATGAAAAAATTGAATTAATCATTTTTGCATATTGTTGCAGAAATGTTTCCGTAAAAATAAAAACACCTTGCAGAGATTTTACTCATCTGCAAGGTGTTTTTTTGTGTTAATTATTCTTTTTTTCGGTTGCCGTTTTGCTCTAAAATGAGATTTGTGCCGGTCTTTTTAATCTTATTTGGCTGATATTCAAGGATGTCAGCAACATCACAACCAAGGACTTCGCATATCCTGTCCAAATGTTCAAGGTTAATACGGTCACACATCTCATTATATATATCGCATATTGTCGCAGGTCTTATGCCGGTTTTACGGGCAAGTTCAGCCTGCGTTATGCGGTATTTGCCAAGCAAATCGGACAAATGAATTTTAATCATAATAACGCCCCGAGTAATATAATATACTACTGCGTTATTATTTTGCTTAATTGGTAATATTATTACCAAATCAGTAATTGGTTATGATAACTTCTTTAAATTCTGCACGATTTTCAGCGGTTGCTGGGAGCAAGTTTTGCCTGCTTACGCACTTAATATGGTAACCTTTATACAAGTCACGAATGAAATCGCAATCGTTATAGGATAGGATAAAACGCCCTTTAATCCCCTTTAAAACGGCATTTAAACGGATATGGTCATCTTTATTAAACTTAGTATAGTTGCGGTTATAGTAGCGTTCCGATGCTACATATGGCGGATCTACATAAAACAGAGCAGAATCACGGTCATATGTTTTAATAAGGTCTTCAAAATCCCTGTTTTCAATGATTACACTTTTTAATCGCTCCTTGTACTTTGGTAATTCAGAAACGATATTATAAATTGTTTTAGGGGCGGTCGCAAAAGAATTTCTATTGCTACCAAAGCTACATTTAATCAAGTAAAGATATCGTGCTGCTCTTTGCAGGTCAGTAAGCTCAACCTGATTCTCAATCTCATAGCGATATTGCGAAAACAGCTCTCGAGACTGTAACCAATCAATCTCCTTTTGTAGAGCAGAACAATTGTATTTTATCTGCTTATAAAGGTTAATAAGGTCGCCGTCAATATCATTAAATATCTCCATTTGACCTTTGATTTTATCCTTACCGAATAAGACCCAGCCTGCACCGCCACACACCTCTATGTAGCGGTTACAGTCACTGGGAATAAGTGAAATAATCTGATTTTTAAGGTGACTTTTGCCACCAATCCAGCCGATAAAGCTACGCATTTTTTTACCTCCATAATAACTTTTAGGGGCGTTATTATGGATATGTAATATTAACCTAACGCTTTCTTTGCATTTGCAATTTTCTTATCTTTAGCCCAATTGCAATCATTGATAAGATGATAGATAGCATTGATTGTCTTTTCGCCGACAATACCATCAACTGTGACCTTACCTGCTCTCTGTGCTTCTTTAACAGCTTTCAGAGTGCCGTCACCGAAACCATTTGAATTATCGACTTTCGTCTTGATGATACCCATATTGTAGAGTGTAATCAACTGTTTCTTGAATGCAAGTGTTGCCGTATTATGTGAACCGTATTTAATCATTTCCTCATTCTCCTTATTTGATGTTTTACCGCCGAGATGTGCAGTTACTTCGTCTGCAAGATTGCCAAGCCTGTTATAGAGCCAGTCGCCCGGGCAGGATTTATTTGCAAACCACCTATGTACAGTCAAGACCATTTCACCTGATTTTGGCGAATAATTTAGCGTCTTGTCCTCATTACCGAACCAAAGCAGTTTAGTCTTGCCGTTACGCTTGCAGATGTCAACGCAGAGTGCAACGAGTTTGTTATACACCTTGCTGTTCATGGTGTACGGAGCTACCGTGTCGCTTGCACATTCGATTGTGACTGCACGCTGGTCATTTGCGTTTGATGAACTGCACCAAGAACGATTCCCTTCATCAACACAAAGCAACACTCTGCCGTCATAGCCGATTCCGTAGTTACAGCTTGCCTCACAAGCTGTGTTCTGAAAAATGTTTCCGAGTGTTTCAACGCTACACTGACCTACAACGCAATGCGGAGTAATGCGGTCAATACTGTGTGTGCGTTTACCGCTGTGGTTTGGGCTTAATTTTGTGTAATTAACAAGTTTTGAATTACTCATAATTATTCCTCGCTTTCGCAAATAATTTTTTTGTTTTCAAACTTTTTGTATGCGTCAAGATACATTTCGTTTTTATCGCCGTTGTATGTACATTCGTAGTACATACCGTCGTGTAATGTTGTGCTGATAAGGCATTTGTGGTTTTGCAAAGTCTTACACGACCACACTACAAAAGTGTCAAAATCAGGTGTATCATCTGACTTATCTATGTGATTTAACACATACTTGTTTACCTCAGATGTTGCAAACTTAATAAAATTTGCATTTGTCATAACTATTCCTCGCTTTCATCTGTTTTTACTTCGACTGTTGTCTTTAATCTCTTGACGATTGACACCAAAAATTTCGGCAATGGAATACCGATTTCCGAGAGATTTTCTAAGATTGAAATCAACTCGTTGATGATAAACCAAATCGTAACAATCATGCCGATGCAGTAGTTAATCCGCAGGTCGATTCCGCAGTTGACAAGTGCCGAGCTGATGAGATAATCTGCAACAATTCCGACCGCTACAGCTACGATATAGCCTACCTTTTTGATAATGCCTGTTACACCGACACGGCTGTTAAGCGTGTGACTGATGTATGCCTGCGCCATTCCTGTGATATAGTCGATAATCATTACCGCAATCATCACCGCAAACGGCACAAGCAAGATGTTAAGATATGCGACAATAGCACCACACACCGTGGCAAATAATGCCTGTAAAATGTTTTCTTTCATTGTTTACACCTCGCTTTCTGTCGGCTCGTCAACGGTTGGGTCTGTTCCCCAAACCGCCATTACTGCGTTGAAGTATTCGTCAGAGAGAACCTTTCTCAACTGTTCTCTGCCGAATTCGTCGTTCATATATGCATTGCGGATGTTGCCGCCCACCTGCATTTCTTCACCGTTAAAGGTCAAAAACTGCTGTCTGAGTACCGACACGCTGTCCTTTGTGAGCATATCGAGTGTGATTTTTTCTTTAAGTTCCATTTTTAAATTCTCCTTTATTTAATTTTGTACAAGCAAATTACATTAATCTGCTCGCCGTCTGCAAATGTGTAAGCCGTCTTATCCTGTGACTGGAACTGCAACCAAGTGTTATTCTTAACTACTGTAAATTTAAAAAGCTTGCCGAGGTTTGAAATACCGACACAAAAACCATCATCCACAGAAATACATTTGTACGGCAAATCAATCAGCGGATATGTACTGTTTGCTCCAATCGTAACAGCATTCATTTTGACAGTTGTACTAACAATTACGATGTCACCAATCGTCTTATATGTACAGCTTGCACTTTTGATTTTATCTGCAATGGTTGAATAAGGGGTCAGCGTTGATGTTCCGCTTTCGATATTTGACGAATCGTATTTTGTCGCAAGAAGCGAATCAACCTCTGATGCGGTATAAGACTTTGGCGGTGTGTTGCCAGATTTAGCAGTCGGAACATAAATTAAACGACCGCCAGCGTTCCGACTACGGTCGCCAACAGTACCATTGCAAATCAGAGAGAAACTGCCTGCACGGTCGCCACTACGACAACTGCCCCCTTGTTGGACAATACGGTAACCGTTCAAATTTGGTGCAATATAGACGATATCACCAACAGGCAACGCACTTGTTCCGCCGATTTCTGACGGCATAAACAGCCAATCATACTTTTCCGAGCCATAGCCCATTGCTTTGATATAGCCATTTGCATTTGCGAGGGTGAAACCCACAGGCTCATAGTTATCAGAGTGCTTTGATTCATTGAATGTGAAATTATTTGCAACATAGGGCTGACCGCCACACATAGAACCGTCACCCCAAATATTTATTCCCTGAATATGCTTAGAGATATTACCCCAAGGATTTTCAACACCCCTGTATGTAACCGCAACTTTTCCGTTTACTGTTTCAGTAGTTTGAATACCGCCTATTTCATTAATAGTTTCTTTTGCCTGACCTGTGCTGTTACCAAGCTCGGCTGTTGAGCCTGTCAGGCTGGAACAGTTATATGCCGTGTTACCAGTGATGCTGACAACACCTTGACCGATGCCTGTCTGCGTGCCCATTGTGCCGAGCTCAATTATCATCAGAAGTTGATTTGCACTTATTGCCTCGATTGTTTCGAGGTGCCAGCCTGCACCCCTGTTCTGTGCCATCAGTTCAAGGTTTACCTTAGTTCCGATTCCTTGTCTGAATCCGCTGATAGGTTTCTTCCCTGCAACCGAGCAGAGCAAATCACCGTCCTCATAAGTGATAGATTCATTGACATTATCGTTGACATAGGCTTTAGCGGAAACATCATACATACTTCCCTCATCAGCCGAAAACAGAATATAATTAATCGCATTGCCGTTTTCGTCATAGAACGCAGGGTGCAGTTTAAAACCTGTCTTTGGTTTTGAACTCACATAGTAGTTCGCTTTACGCAGATGATATCCAATGCCTGAATCAGAATTTTTTTCCAATTTCAACGGGACGACCTTATAGTAGAATGCTGGCTGATAAACCATAACCTGACCGTTGGAGCCGTCCTCGGCATAATTTTTGTCACCGTAGTATGCCGTGATTGTTCCGTCATCCAACACGTTACATCTTCTTCTGCCGCCGTACATTGTAAATTTATCAAAGTCTGAGTTTGCTGACAGTCCAACTGCGCCTGCGAGACGCTTGAATGTCTTGTTCTCAAAATCCACCTGCAATCCAAGGATATCACTGTCTGTGTATCCGATGTATGCCTTGACATCGTCAACATCTGACTTGTCAGTTTTGTTGCCGAGAAGCTTGTCCGTTTCTTCTGATGAGTAGCTTTCACTCGCATCGTAATAAAAATCGTCAAGATATTTAATGCTCGGATAATTAGTACTGCTGTCTGTAATGTCCGTTTTGGAACTTACTTTGTTTGAATTATCCTCTTTGCTTTTAAGTGCATTGGCTACATCTGTTGCGTTTGCCTTGCCTGTAAGAGCTTTCTCTGCCGTCTGCATTCGTGCTGATAACTGACTGACCGTGCTTTTATCAGCTTTGTCAGACACAGACGAATCAATCCCGTCAAGCCTTGCTCCGAGTGAATTTTGACCGCCTCTTGCCGTGGCTATTTCGGTTTCAAGTGCAATTGCCCCGTCTGTTGCCTGTTCAATCCCCTCGTCCATATGGTTGAGGTTGTCGGCATTGAGGGGCGGAGCAGAGCCGTTCACAAAGACAATTTTATTGTATTTGTTCATTTTCTTTTACTTCCTTTCCTAATCGTTTTTCGCCCTTTGATGTGAGGGCAGTTATAAATCCGTCCATTTTCTTATTGAACACAAATGTTTCGATTGTCGGCAAATCTTCAAACGGAGTTTTAATTGTGTACTTATCGCCTGCCTCAAGCCACCAATACGAAAACAGCTTAATTTTTGTCGGGCGGTATTTATATACATCACCAAAAAAATTAACAGAATTATATTTTGTGCCGATATCACTTGCTGTTGTTCTGCACCTCATCAAAATGTTATCGGAAACATACCACGAAAAATCGTTACTGTTGCCATACAAAAACGCTTTTTTATCAGCAAACTTAGCACTGTACATACGGATAGGCTCAAGTTCGTAATCTTCAAAGGATAAATCTTTGTACGAATCGATTGTTTCAACGGAAGATTGAGAATACAGCCTTTTAAAACGCATTTTTCCGTCGGCATCTATAACGGCAAAGCTCAAAGTTAATTCTGCATAAGCTTGGATTAAATCTGACAAGGTAATGTCCTTTATAACCTTTTCCACGCAGGTATCATCAAATTTCAGCGGTACACTAAAGACAGATAAGCTCGGCGGTGAAACCCCTGTAATTGCATAATCTTTGGCAAATTCTGCGATTATTGAATAAAAGTTCTTAAAATTATCGTCTTTTTGATAGTGCGCATAACCATAAGCAAAACTGCCGTCCTCGTTCTCTTTGCCTGCAAACCACAAAGACATATCCACCTTTGACATATCATAAAAAGCGTCATAGGCTGTGATTTTGACGATGTTACGCTGTTTTTTATCTCTTTGAGCCGACTGAATTTTACCGTAGAAAACAGGACATTCAACCGTTCCTGTTTCGGCAGGACAAATAAGAGTATTTGACGGGTACAAATCATCTGACGGATACAACTCTGATTCAAGATATGTTGCCATTATGATGACCTGTACTGTCTTTCCTATCAAAGCCGAGCAATCATAATCAATGAGTTTCACGCTCATTTCAGAGGCTATGCAACCGCCGAATTTCAATTCTTTTTCAACGATTTCATTTTCAAGCGAAAAGCTGTCAAGCACGATACTTTCACCTGTTATATCCTCAAAACTGCCGTCGGGGGAATGCAGGGCAACGGTGTTGTAAAGTGTGTTTGTTTTCAGCTTATCAGCAATTTCTTTAGATACAAGCATTTTTAAGAATCACCCCTTAATACTCAATCAGCTCAACAGTAATCGGCTGATAGGTTATATCATTCTTTTCGGCATCCATTACGGTATATTCAATATCGGGAATATAAAAATAAGAGGTGTAATAGCTGTTCGTTTCATCGTTCCAATAAGTTACCCTGCACTTCCTCTGTAACTTATTCGCCATTGAGAGGTTGATAATCGACTGAAAATCAATCTTTTCGTCAAGATGAAGAATGTGAGTTGAAAACGAAATTTTTGTTTTGTAATTTGGCAGCGTTGCCCTTTGAAGCGTACCGTTCTGATCTCGTTCCGCAGAAGTTTCAAGTCGCTGATTCGGAGTTGATGAAAATGCGGTAATGTACTTATTCGGCATTATGTTGTTGCCGAATTTAAGCAAATAGCCGTTATAATTTGACATATCATCCCCCCTTTATGCAAATGCGGATTTACCGTTGTGTCTGCGTCTGTAAAGCTCATCCTGTCTTATCATTTCTTCAAAAAGCGTTGAACCCTCAAGCTCGGCAGTAAACGAATAAGTGTTGCCACCGTTATTGCGAAAGATAATGAACATTTCATAAATGCGTTTAAGCAGGTCAAGAATTTGTGTGAGAATCACTGTATCCTGACCGCCCGAATTGTCGAGCATACCCTGTAACTTGTTAAGAGGAGAAATAACCTCAGGGTTACCGCTGTTAGCACCTGCGTTATCGCCGACAACCGCAAGTGTCGGAGCTTTAACAATACCGCCTTTTGCAAATTTTCGTGCCGGTGATTCCGTGGGTTCTTCAAATCTCGGAATGAGAGGCGGATTTTCAGGCATTGAAAAACTCCAATCCTGTCCAAAAGCCGCTCCGATAATACCGGCTATTCCGCCGATTGAATTAACAACACCCGAAACGAAATTATAAATACCTGTCCACAACGCATTTATGCCGTCAATGATTGCGTTTATAATGAACTTAAACACGGCGCAAATGCCGTCCCAAATGCCTTTGAAGAAGTCATAGATACCCTGCCATGCTTTGTTCCAATCGCCTGAGAAAACACCTGTAATGAAGTCAATTAGACCGCCGAATGTTTTCTGTATAGAGGTAACCAACCCACCGATAAATGTAAACACATTATCAAACACCCTTTTTACGGCATTGAAAACATTCTGAAATATAGGTTCCCAAAAACTGACAAGCCAGTTTACAAACGGTGACAGGAAGTTATTCCACACGGTTGAAACACAGTCTGCAACCTTGCCGAAGAAGTTTATTGCACCCTCAAAAACAGGCTTCAGCCAGTTTTCCCAAGCTGATTTTACGATTGCTACGATAAAATCCCACGCAGGCTTAATCCATTGATTGTAAACATTCATCAGGGTTGTGCCGATATTGGTAAACATATTGCAGACATTCTGAAAAATCTGCTGTCCGTTGCCGTTCCACCAATTACTGATAATTGTTCCGATATTTCCGAAAATCTGACCGATAAAGTCAAACACATCTGCAAACTGCAATTGTAAATTTTCAAGAAATTCTGTGATTGTTGCACCGTCATTTTCAGTCCATTCAACAAGGCTTTCGGTTGCGATTGAAAACGCACCCGAAACGACTTCGCCGACTGAACCCGCAAAGGTTGTAAGATCGCTTAAAAGATTGGAAATTGATTCTTCCATTTGAGGGCGAACATTGTCAATTGCATTGCCTGCAAGTGTACCGAAATTATCAAAAAAGGCTGAAAGGTTGTTATAGCCGTTTGTAAGATTGTTGCCTATGGTGTCTATAAAGCCGATAATCTTTTCCCTGTCTTTTGAAATCCACTTAGCAACACCGCCTGAAATGGTCTGAAACGACTTTCCGCCGATTGTCGCAACCGCTCCGAATGCAGAACCGATTGCCCCGAGTTTTGCAGAACCGACCTTTTGCATTGTGCCGAATGCCTTTTGAACTATGGGAACAGCATTATCAAAAGCGGTCTTGCAGTTCTTGCCTATAGCTGACCAATCAACCTTGTTAATACCTTTCTGTACATTCTCGACAAAGCCTTTGAATCCGCTTTTTTCGTATAGATTTTTGAATGCCCCCGAAAGGTTTTTGCTTGTGTCCTTGACAACATTCTTTGCAACAGTTCCGCCTGATGAACCGCCCGATGAGATTTTTGATGAAGATGTATCTGACTTTGAAGACGAGCTGTCAGAGCTTGAAAGCACATTCAGCTTATCAAAGCCCGCAACACTTCTCTTTGCTTTTTCGGAACTTTTCTGAACATTATCAAGTGACTTTGAACTGTCATCTGCCGTATCCGTAAGGCTTTTGGCAGAATCGGACGCAGATTTGATATTGCTTGCGGTGTTGTTGCCTGTATCCCAGCCGAAGACCTTTGAAAGCGATTCAACCGCACCTTTGGCATATTCCGTTAAAGTCGCAAGTGCGGAACTCAACCGCTTTACAACCTGAGTTGCCACCTGAAGAATAGGCTGACCGACTACGGCAAGGAGCTGTTTCCAACTTTCTCTGAGGTTGCCTGTTACATTCTCCCAACCGTCTGCTTCACGGCTTGCCTGTCCCATAGCACCCGAAAGCTGATTAGCGTCCTTAACCATTTGCAAAAGCGTGAGCTGTTTCTGCGATTCCGACAAATCCATAAATGACTTGCCATACAACTTATTAGCCGCCGCATTTCGTGTGGTTTCAGTACAGGACAAACCGAGTGCGGCATCATTTTCAAAGTTGCCTTTGAGAAACGATTTCAGGCTTTCTGCGGTGTCTTCAAGCGAACGGTCATAATATGCGGCACTGTCGGCTGTTACCTGCAAAGCCTCCTGCATCATACCCAAAGCACTTGAACTGTCCATACCCGTAGTTTTTGCAAAGGCATAAATGCTTGTGCCGACGCCCTGCAATCGGGTTTCAAGAATACCACTTTGATCGGCAACGCTCTGAATGGCTGATTCTGCCTGCGACTGCATTGTACCGAATGTCTGCTCAAACTGCGAATTTGCCGCATTGACTTCCGCAGCCGATTCAATGCACTGCTGACCGAACTCCTTGATTTTGGCAACGGAAAAGGCGGCAACCACAGCTGTACCGATTTTCTTAAACGAAGATGAAACCGAATTGCTTAACTGCTCACCGCTGCCTTTGATGTTTGAAAACTCTTTCTCGGTTTTCTGAGAAACGCCCTCCGAAACCTTTGAAAAGGACTGTTTCATATCCGTGCTTACATTTTCAAAATCTTTTGAAAGACTTGAAAATGCCGAATCAAACTTTTTTGTAATTGAATCGGAAATCTTATGCAATGTTTTGGAAATATCATCCCCCGTAAGCCTGACATCAAGCTCAATTTCACCCGCCTTTGTCGCCATATTCACCACTTCCTTTCATTTTAGATTTTTTAAAAACAGGCATAAAAACAGCGCACACCGTTATGATGTACGCCAATAAAATTTTTGCAAAAGAACAGCCACCCCATTTGGAGTGGCTTTTTGTTTTATTTGTTGAGTTCGTAGTATTTGATGTCGATTTTCGGAAGTGACACATTGTTGCCCATTACGGTTTCATATGTATAGTCGCCGTCACAAGTTCCCCAGAATGTGATTACATCATCTTCAAGGAGTTTGTCCGCACCGTCAGGAATTTCTACAGTTGCGTAGATTGTATCAGTCCACAATGGTTCATCAAGATACTCATTTTCTTCTTTGGTTATATTGATTCTCAGGTCAACCGAATCGCCCCAGCCTTCCTGAACCTGAATAATCTGACCTTCAAACTTGTAGTCATTACCTTTGTACTTGTCAGGGTTTCTTGAAAGAGTTTTAAAGTCGACTGTTTTGCAACCGTCTTTAAATTCTTTTTCAACCTTCTTCGGGTCTTTAGTAGGCTTTTCTGTTGCAACTTCTTTTGTGGTCGGTGCTTCTGTCGCTTTTTCAGTTGTTTTTTCTGAACTCTGATTTGCAACAGTAGTTTCCTGCTTTGATTTGTTTGAACCGCTGTTACCGTTAATTGCACCGTTTACACCGCCAACAATCATAATAGCAACAACGATAATAACCCAAAAATACCAACGCTTGTAAATTTTCTTCTTCGCATTTGCAGGATTTACGGTTGCCGAGGTTGAATCGTTTCCGCCAAAGCCTGCACCGCACTTGTCGCAAAATTTTGCATCGTCCTTTAATTCGTTTCCGCAATGTGGACATTTCATAAACATACACTCTCCTTAATAAATTTGTTAGTGTATGTTACATTTTATCACTATGTATTAACATTGTCAAGAATTTTGTAGATACAGTGAAAATTATGTACAAATTTACAGATTGGCAAAAAAGTTTTGAAATTCTGCAAGAACGGTGTTCATATCTTCGTCTGAACAGTGCTTTACATTCCTTGACCGCCATTTGTTGCGGATTTTATGCTGTGACGAAGTAAAGTTTTTCAAGACTTCTTTGTCGGTTTCAAGGCGAATTTGAACCGTTCTTGCAAGCGGTGTTTCGGGTCCTAAGCCTTGCAGAAGTGAGCAGAACTCATTCCAACTCATTTTAGCAAAATCCTTTGAATAAATGCTGACCCCGTACTCCGAGCGAAAGCTTGACACGATTAAATCAAAGTCATCAATCAGGTCGTAGCCGGGGTCTGAGCTTCCCCCTCGTCAGTCAAATCGCCTGTTGCAATTTTGGCAGATTCGCTGATAAGGGCGTTGAAATCGTGCATATTCAGCTTTAACTTTTCAATCTTTTCTCTCTCGGATTCATCAAAAAGAAGATGATACATTTCGATAACATCTTTACTTTTACCGTTGCCGTCCTCAAAAAGTGCCGCAACTTTGAGCATTGAAACTGCGTCATTGTTGATTGCAAGGTCAACATTTTTAACTCTGACACTCGGCTTTTCCTCAAAATTAAGTTTGTCTGTAATATCAATTAACTTTGACATAATCGTTCATTCCTTTCGTTTTTTAAGCGGCTGCTGTATATACGGGTTTACCGTTTGACATAACTTCAAATTCAAGCGGAGCAACACCCGTGCTTGCGCCTGCACCGTTTGATGTAACGGATACAACTGCATTTTTAAAGAGGACGGTTGCACCGTTGGGGAAGGTCCACATAAACGAAACTTCTGTCTTTCTGCCGTTTTCAAATGCAAGGGCGGCAATCTGGTCATTGCCTGCGTCACCGATTGTACGCTTGCCCTTTACCGAAATTGTGATTGACTTTGCTGTCATAAGCCTTGACTTCCAGCCCTCGTTTTCAAAGGCTGTCCATTCCTCGACACCGTTGTCAAATGCAACAGAAAATTCTTCGCAGTTAGCAATATTTGTCGTGGCGGATTCTGTTCCTGCCTTGCCAACCGCAAACTGATTTTCATAGCACGGGAATACTCCCGATTCAACTTTTGCCATAAAATTACTTCCTTTCGTAATAAAATTTAACTTCAATGACCTGCTCATACACACCCTTGTCGTCTGTTCCCACATCAACGGGTTCTTCCGTGAGCAGTTCGATTATATAGATTTTGTGTTCCTTAATTTCAACATTTTTAATGCCGTAAAGCGTTTCGTAAAGTCTGCGTGCAAACTCCTCGGTTTCTCTTGCGTTGTCGGTGTAATGGATAAGCAAAGACACGCTTATTGTATCGTAGGTGCTTTCACCGCCGATTGCCCTTGTGGGTGTTCCCGACTGCTTTAATGAATACACACCGATGGACCTGTCCTGCTTGTTGTCAAGCTTGCCGATGTAATAATGCTCGGCTGAGGTAACGCTTTTGAGCCAATCTCTGATGTCCGATAAGTAAATCAAAGTCCTGTATTTCTCCTATATATTTTAGTGAATGTTTGACTGCAAAAATTCTGCCGTGTACCGCCCTCAAGCCACGGTGAGAACCATTTACCGCCGGCGGCAATGTTTTCCTTACGGCTGAAATTATACTCGGGATGAAAATACAACCGTCTTGCATACGGAGTATCTGACACAATTTTAACTATCCCCTTTGCACTTTGTGAATAATCAACAGCGGTACTATCGTCTTGAAGTATGCTTGTATCAAACGGCATTACCTGCTTGTTTTTCACCCGTGTAAGAAGTGCGTCACCTGTCTGTTCAAGAGCCTGTTGCTTTGCCCTATCAAGCTGTTTTACAACAGGCATATTGAGTTTGATTTTTGATGATACCGAAAATCCCATTAAATCACATCCAATTCCGTAAAATTAACTTTGCCGTCGGGGTTGCGGTGTTTTGTACCCTGTACGATGTTTCGTTTTACGCCGTCAAGGATTACAAAGCCACCGCTTAAAGTGGGGCTGTCGGGAGCAATGTCGCCGTCAAAAAGCAAGACAGCCGACACCTGAACAATTTTCTGCTCTTTGGTATAGACCGTCTTTGCCTTTGACTGCACATTGCATACAGCATTGCCTCCGCAGCGGAGATTTGACGGATAAAGATTTTCGGAGGGATACAGGTTTTTGCACTCAAATGCGATAACAGGAGAGCCGTCCTCAGTTATTCCCTCACCGTAGATTGTGACCTCGACAGGAGTTTTGCAGAACTGCTTTTTTACAAGTGACGGAAATTTCACGGTTTTCACGCACCTTTCAGATTGCAGGATAACAAAGTCCTGTTGATTTTAGCAACGCATAGAGGTCGGCAGGAATTGCCACTCCACTGATGCACATTAAGTTCCAGCTTGCACCGAATTCCATTGATGTGCCGTTGATTGAATAGCTTTTCAGATAGGAAGAAATCATATCGGCATTTTCTTCTTCAAAAGCAGTAAGTCTGCTATGCACTCTGCCGATGATTCTCTTCTGCATTTCCGAAAGTTTTTCAAAATCAATGCGGTTAAAAGTCAGAACATCAATGTGTTCGGCAGAGATAATACTGTTTTCATCTCCACCCTGATGTTCAATGTAATCGGCATACATTACGCAACCGCCGTTGTGTCAACATCGGCATAAATGCTGTCAATTTTGCCGTCCTTGCCGTTCGGGAATACGAATGTGTCGGAAAGTGAACGGTTCTGATAGAGCCAGCCGTCACCCTCTGTGTGTGAGCCGGGAGCAAAGAAGTAAATGCTTGAAATCTTCGGAACAGTCTTGCAGGTTTCACCGCAAGCAACAAGAACATTGATTTTGTGAGCGCCTGTTGCAGGCTCAAAACCGCCGTCATCGGGGTTAAAGTTGAAGTTATCGTAGAAACGCTCATCGTCAATAACCTCGATGATAGGGCAACCGTCAATCTCGGTCACTCTTGTTTCAATGCCGATACCGCCCTCTGCAATCTGTGTAAGCTCAATCTTACGAGTGAACTCTGTTGACTGTTCAAGGCAGTCCATAATGTGAGATGTCACATAGGCAACAAGTGTGCCTCTTGCCTTGTATCTGCGGAGCTTGCCGGCAGAGAGAATTGTTTTGAGCTTTGAATAAGCGTTCTCCTTAGTCCACTCCGATGTCTTTGTTGAAGAATGGTAGCCGTCTGTTGCCTGAGCCTTTGCTGCAACCTTTGAGAAGAAAAGTGCGTCTGTTTCGGGAGCAACCTGTGTCTGCTCAAACACCTTTGAAATATTCTCAACCTTTGCGGTTGCGTTAGTTTCGTCAACATCTGCCTTATCCACAAGGAACTCAATATCTCTGTCGTGCTCGCAAGTGAAAGGAACATCTGTCTGTGTATATTTGCCTTTGTTCCAACCGCCGTTGCGATTGTGGTTCTTAAAGCCTGATGTGCTCATCTGTGTGAAGTGGAAAGTTCTTGCGCCAACCCACTTTACATTTGAAGTGATGAATGGTGATGTAAGTGTGCCCTGAACAAGAATTTCGAGCAGATCAGGGCTGAACTGCTCGGCATAGTTATTTGTGTTTGCCATGATTTTTTCAATCCTTTCTTTGGTTAAATATTAAATCTGTTCCATTTTTTGGTAGGAACATTTGCCTTTGGTTTTGTACCGTCCGATGTACCGTTGCCGTCACCGCCGATTTTCTTAACTCCTGTGCCGTTCTCGGCAGGTTTGCCCTTGAGTGCGGGAATATCGTCAAGCACCTTTTTAACAGCCTCTGTCAGCTTTTCCGCATTGACCTTGCCGTCTGTCACAGCTTTTGAAAAGTCTGCAATTTTAAGCACATACGGAACGGTTGCAATGTCAACGCCCTGTTTTACGGCTTCGAGGGTTGCCGACTGGTTGACTTCTGCCATAAGCTTTGCGTTGTTTGCAGATTCAACTTCCGACTGCATTTTTGCAAAGTCGGGAGTGTTCTTGGCTTTCTGCTTTTTAAAAGCACCGATAGCCTCTTTCATCTCATCGGCTGACAATCCCTGCTCCTTAAAATAAGACTTCAACACGGTGTCCTCTGTCACGCTTTGTTTGCCTGTAATAAGGCTTGCGAGCTTGTCATAATCAAAGGCAGGAGCGTTTCCCTGCGGTGTTCCCTGCGGTGCAGGTGTCGGTTCATTGGGGGTTGGTGTTGGATTTGGTTCTGCCATTTTTTCATATCCTTTCAGTTTTTCGGGTGTCTCCCGTAATCAGTTCATAGAGTGTCTCTCTGTTTCAGTTTTGCACGGTGTCTCCCGTAGTTTAATGTCTTCGGACAATAAAAAAGCACCTTACATATTCGTAAAGTGCTTAATCCGCTTTTTCTGTTTTTTCTGTTTTAACTGCTTTGGCTCTCGGCTTTTTGGGAGCGTCAGGCTTGACCTCTTCTGCAAAACCGCCGTCAATGAGTTCCTTTGCTCTCTGCTCGGAGCATTCAAAAACTTCATTCACAGGTCGGGTTACATAGCTGTTCTGCCTGTCGTTAAATGCTGTTGTTACTCTGATTTTCATTCTGTCACCACCTTTCTAAACCGGTCGAAATCGACGGGTTTAACTGTTAATCTTTACTCTTAAATGTAATCGGCAAAATCTGTTTAGGCAGGAAGTTAATTTCATAACGGTATTTGTCCACTTCTGCACCGCTTATGTCCTCTACAACATACATAGTTTCATCATTAAGACCTATGATATGCTTTTTGTATTCACCCTTGCCCGTTTCGCAGACAACCTCAATTTGGTTATCGTCATTATCGACCTGTAATGAAAAAGCGGCAACAAGTTCAAATGACGGCTTATCGGTTCTTGTGTTAATAACCGTAAGCCTGCGTATCACATTGAAATTGTCTGCTTCCTGCGAAACATTGTACGATACCTGCGTTGCCTCGGTACAGCCCACAGTAACCAGTACGATTGTTGCAATCATAACTATCATAAGTACAATTGCTAAAATTCTTTTTCTCATAGTATCAAACCTTTCTTTGATTAATAATAAAAAAGCACTCTGATTTCTCAAAGTGCTGATTTGATGTATTTAGTTCTGTTACGGCAAGTTGCAGGCAAGTTAAATAATGCCGTGAACAAGCCGTTTTTCTTGCTCTGAACATATTCTCGGCAAGTTAAACAACAAAACCGCCCTTTTTACGGAGCGGTTAGCTTTTGTTTCTTTGTTTTTCAAGTTCTTTAATTATTTCGTCAAGACGTTTTGAAGCTTCTTCGTTAGAACCATCTAAAACAGATTTGTTTATTTCTTCCATTCAAATAAACCTCCTTCTTGATGTTTACTTAAAAATTTATCAATAACCTTTCTGTATTCACTATCAGAACCTGTTTTTATCCTCTTTTTTCCCATTCGTTGTAACTCTGTTAAAAGTGATAGTCTGTCGTATCCTTTCAACTTTGTTAATACTTCAATGTTGCCATCGTTTTTCACAATAGTAAATGTTTTTATACTATCATTCTTAATAAATTCGATAATATCATTTAAAGAATAACTGCTGTTTCTCGGGTGATTGTGCATAACAAATAAATCTTTGCCTTGAAGTGCTGATCCAAAATCTATTTTTTCATCAGTTCCTTTAATAGGCTCTGTAATCATTTTGGACACATCATTTTTTAACACGAAGGCAACTTCTTTATTTTCATTTTGTTCTTTTGAAAATTTCAAAAGCTCCTTGTGTTGTTTTTGAATTTCCAAACACTGCTCTTCTGTATAACCTTCAATATCAACTTTAGGAATACGACTGATAGCTTTATCGGTTATCGGAGTAATAGGCTTTTTACTTTTCTCTTTTATTATACCACTTTTACCCGATTTTGCAACAGATTCATCGGTGATTTTATTAACATTCCCTGCTTTTTTCGCCTTTTCTTCAAGCATATCAGCCCTATCGTGCCACTCATCGGCTCGGGTTTGGGCAATGCGTTTATTGTCCTCGTCAAGACTGTATTCGGCACGGCGGTCAAAGCGTTCTGCCTGTCGCTGTGCATACTGCTGTTTTTCCTCAATTCCTCGCTGACGGTCAAGCTCTTTGATTTCATCTTCAGACAACGGTGCGTCCAAATCATCAAGTTCGGGATAATATGTACTTGTGCTGTCCTTACATCTAGGATGAAACAAACCGTTCTTGATTGCGGTTGAGAGAAGCGGATAGTTTCCGTCTGACTTTTTGCCGTTTGAATAAACATCGTCAATAAACACCTTGCCGATATATTTTGCACAATCGGGGCAACCGCCCTGTCTTGAGTTCACAACAACGAGGGATACTCCCCATTCGGCTCGCTTTTCGCCCTCACCACGCAGATAGGCTCTTTTGTTGGCTGTTTTAACCGCCATATCCGCATAATCCGAGAGCGTATGCCTTGCACCGTTTTTGTATTCCACACAATTAAGACCTGCGTTGAGCATATCTTTACAAGCCATATCAACGGCTTTTTCGTATGTAACCGCACCCGTGTTCATTGCAACCTGTGCGTTAAAAATCGCCTTGCGGTACTTGTCGTTGCTCATACGCAAAACTGCCGTTTCTGCCCTCTTTAAATCGTCTGTGGTCGATTTTATGAGTGCATCAAGTTTACGGTCATTCACCTTAAAAAACTCGGCTGTGCTGTGTGCTGACGGCTTTTTCGGGGCTTTGAAACCGTCCTTGACAGCTTCAAGAATTTCTGCCTCCTGACTTGCATTTCCGTCAGCTTTGGCGGTGCGAATCATCTCTTCAACCTTGCTGTTAATGGTTTTGAAACGCTTGCCGAATTTCTTTGCGTTGTGCTTACGGTACTCTTCAAGACTTTTGAGCTGTTCAGCCTGCCATTGTGTCCAGTTGTAACCCTCTTTGGTTTCTTCGGCCCTGTGACGGCTGAAATTGCGCATCATGCTGTTAATCAGTTCATCTTCGATTTTTTCAAAGGCTTCTCTGATATTGTAATCACTCATTGTTTACCTGTGTATCATTCTGTTCGGGATTGCTTTCGGTTTTTTCTGCATTATTTTCCGCATTTTCTTCATCATCTGCGTTATTGTCAGGTTCTTCTGTGTCGGTAAGGTCCACATCGTCAAGCTCCGATTTTTCTTCTTCGCCTGCAATGCCCTGCTCTTCCTTAATTCTCTGCACCTCTTCGGCTTTCCAATCCTCCGACTTGCTGTCGCCGTAAAGCTCATCAACCGAGGTTTTAACTGACATCAAACCGCCCTGTCTTGCTTTTGACACGGTTTCAACCTGACTTTCAAAGCTCGGATTTGCATATTCGCCGAAGTTTACGGATACTTCCAAGCCCTCAACAATACCCTTGCCGTTAAGTTCACCGTCTGCATTGAGTACAACTGCAACAAGGCTTTGAAGTGCGTTCTGCGTAATTTTCACAAGGTTCTGCCTTGTGTAAAGGGTTGTCTTTTCCTTTTCACGCTGAGCGTCTGCATTATCAAGCTTCTTCGTATCAATGCCGAGAGTTGACGGCGATATAATACCCTGCAAACAGAGGTCAAGGGCAGTAATGTATGAACTCAAATAGCTTTCGTGCTGAATCTGCGGACTTTCGGTGTAAATCCTGTTGCCGTTGCCGTTTTCAGACATATCGTTGCCCACGGTGATAAATCGGTTGTCAAACGGATTTGGCGATATTGGCTGACAGGTTTCGGGATTTCTCGGAACAAGGCAATCAGGCACATACTGCTTTGTTCGGCAGGCTCTGAGTGCGTCCATCCACTGTGACCACACTTCATCAAGGCTGTCGAAAGCGTCTGTTTTTATGCCGATAATGCCCGCACCTCTGCCCTTGTGGCACGATTTGCCGTAAAGGACAGGTACAGCCCACATATATGATTCGTCAAATGTAACGCCCTTTGAATCAATCCACGAAAGAGCGTCAACCGTGTGCAGGTCAATCTCTTTGCCGTTGTCATCATACAAAGCATAGTGAATATAGCCGTAACCGTATGTTTCTTCAAAACGGTAACGGCGGTGTTTTTGCGTGTAATCGGTGTAAAACTTAACCTCTCGGATTCTGCCACGCACATATGTAAAGTCGATGTTTTCGGCAGGATACCATTCAACAATCGGAACATCTGATACAGCCGTGTCAAAGCTGACCTTAAAAGCACCGTCACCAACAACACATAGGTCACGGAGCATTTGCTTAACCGTGTCGGACAATTTGTTCTGCTTTTCAATATCTTCCCAACGCTCTGCATAAGCGGTTGAATTTTTACTTGTAACATCTGTGCCGTTGTAGTCGGCAATTACGATATTCACAAGCGTTTCGCAGATGAGTGCCGGCAGGCCCGTGTGTATTTTACGAATTTCAAGCCCCTTTGTGCTTTTTGCCGCCCAAAACATAGTTTTGTTTGTATCAATCTGCCTGTACAGCTCCGCAAGCTGTCTGCTGTTGCCCCAATACCAAATGCGATTGATAAAGCACTCGGTCAGATGATTGCTTGTTTCGGTGACGGTAATTGTTTTGTCGCTTGCAGGAGTAATCTGCAAAAAGTTTTTAATTCCCGATCTGATAGATTCAGCCATTCTGTTAATCAGCCCCATTTATTTCACTTCCAATAATATTTTTAAACGGCAGCCACGCATATTGACCGCTGTTAATGCAATGGTCGTGACCGTCCTCGGGTGTGTTGTCTTTATCCTCTCGCCAGCTGTAAATTTCAAACTCGGCAATCGTGTTTTTACAATGTTCAAGCACAAAATAACAGTCGGTGGCAAGCCAGCCGAGTACAAGATTGATTCGGTCGATAATCTTCGTTTTCTTCCATGCATTTGCAAAGTCATAGACACATCCGTGCTGTCGCTTATACTTTTGAAATTCGGTAATAGTCGCTTGGTCGGCGCTGTCAATAAAAGCCGTGCGTGCAAAGCCCCATTCATCACGGTTGCGGTCAAGAAAATCAATAAAATTCTTCACCGTGTCACTCGGGGCAATAGGTGTTTGCATTTCGGCATTGTTGTAAACTCTTTCATCAAGCTGAACACACTTACCGTGATTGGTAATGCCGTAAAATGTCATTGCGATAGTGTCAGGCGACTTCTGCGAATAGGCGGTATCAAGACCTGCGGTGAACTGAACAAAGTGTTCTGACTTGCGGTTACAGTTCAAAAACTCTCCTGCCCACTCTTTTGATTTGATATGTCTTGCCCTCTCAAAATTCGGGAACACAAGACCTGTTGCTCTGCCTCGCAAACCTAAGATTTTATTTTTATAGAGCTTTGTACCTTTCGGTGCAGAGTTCTTTTTCTTTTCAATCTGTTCGGGTGTAAGACTTAAATTGTCGGCAAAAGAAAAGAACCAATACCGCCAATTCGGTACAGGTTCTTCGGTAAGCTCCGCCGTAATCTCGGGAGGAACATCGTTTTCATATTTTTTAAAAGGACGGGAGCGGTTGACAAACTCCTTATACACAGGCAGGCTCGGATCATCGGGATTCAGCGTTGCAAGCATATAGTCATTACGGGTTGACATCTCTCGGATAAACTCGATATCAGCGGTGTTGATTTCGTCAATATAAACGCACCCAAACTGCGCACCGAGAACCATTTCCCACTTATCCCGACTGCTGTAACCGAGAATATAGATAATTTTGCCCTCAAACTTGATATGCGGCAACTTGTAATCCTTGTCGCCGTTACCGCAATAGACAGCGTTGCGGTGCAGGTCGAGAATACCGTTATCCTGCTGAATAATCGTTTCTTCGGCTTTACCCGTTGTCTTGGCGGCAATTGCGTGAAGCTTCTTCGACGATTGCGACACCATTCGCATAAACTTAACGCCTGCTCCGACGGTAGTTTTGCCGGACGCTGTAGTTCCTTCAAGAAATTCAGCCGACACATTTGTTGTGTTGATAAAGTCGATATACTTTTGTGACAACGGGAATTTGTTACTCACTCAGTCCCTCACCGCCTAACTGTCTGAACACATCAGAGAGCTTTTCGGACTGCTCAACCTTTGCGTCAACCTTAACGGTGTATTCACCCGTCATCTTGTTGAGCGTGTCAATCGCCCTGATTCTGTCGGAGGTGTCCTGCCCGTCATTCCTTGCAATGTCAGACAAAGCAACCTGTCTGTCCTTTGCACTCATAATGCGCTCGTCCTTGAGCTTATCGGAAAGCTCCTTGATGTATTTTGAAACTCCAACTTTCTCCAACAATTCATACGCTCTTGCGTTTGCGTAATTTTCTGAATATCCTGCCTGTATCGCACTCTGAACGGTGTTACCGCTCTGCGCATAATATTCCGCAAACTTTCTCTGCCTTGCATTTAATTTGTCTTTCACGGTATCACCTCTCTTTGTCTGAAAATTCTAAAAATAAGCAAAAGAAAAGAGAGTACTAAATGCACTCTCAATTAATCAGTATTAAGCGTTAAATCATTAATTCTGTCATTCAATTCTGCCAGTGTATTTCTTAATATCAAACAGTCTTTAGGCGTAAGTAATTTATTGTCCTTATTGTTAATCAATAAACTATTAACTCTCAACAATTTTTGATAACAGGAAATAAGTAAATCAAGATTATTGGGATTGTTTCTCAATGCATATCGACATTCCATAAGCAAGCTTGCAAATTCACGATTATTAAGGTCAACATTTAATTCGTCACTAACATTTGGCGTATTAGAAAACATTCTTATTGAATCTTCAATAGCATCTAACTTTGAATATATTGATTTCATCATAAATCTATCGAAAACGACCTCATCAACTTTGGAATTATCTACAGTTGCATTTTCTAAATTTGCTATACTCATTAACGAAAATGAACCATTTTCATAAGTTTCCTTTATCGCATTAGCAATATCATCTTTTGCCTTAATAACATTTTCATACAACCTATCTCTCTTATAAAAAACAGTATTTATTCCTGCTACATCAAAAATTTTATCAGTAGCATCGTCCTGTATCAAAACTACTTTTTTACCATAGGCTTGTCGAATTCCTAATTCATACATAACATTCGGATTTCTTGAACTTAAATCGCAAATTGCCATATCACATTCAACTAAATTTTTCAAAATTTTTTGCATTATCGAATCACATATTTGATTGCTATCTGCTCTTATAGGTTCAAATCCTGCTTCTTTGACAGCAGGAACAATTATCTGTTCGTATATTTTGTCAAAATGACCTGCAGGGTATTTCGGCTGATCTGATATAGGCATTATAACAAAACAGGTTTTTGCCTTACTTTCTTCGCTCATATGTAGCTCTCCTTAGTTATTATATACCACTAATCTATCATATTATTTGACACAATTCAACGAATTTTACATTTTTCTGTAAACCGCACAATTAAGAAAGTAATAATTTGTATAAAATAACCACACACAACACAAAACCGCCCTCAAACGAGAGCGGTCTGTGCAATTTTTATCTTAGGAGAGTTTCACATATGTCCTGTTTGTCAAACTTTCATAATACCATTATACGCAGGGTAAGGGTGACATTCAATGACATTTTAAAATAATTTTACGAAAAATCGAACTTTTTTCGGAATGCCTGTAACGCTTCGCCGTGCAACCTCAGGGTATGCCTTACGCTCATTTCCATACACTCTGCAATATCTTCCCACCGATGACAATTTATGTAATACTCGGTCAAAATCGCAATGTAACGGTAATCATCAAGTGCGTTGATTTTACTGCGAATTTCAGTTTTCAACCGTACAAGATTGTCAATCTCCCGATTGATTTCAGCCTGTAGGTCTGCAATCCTGTCAACAATCCGCATAGGGTCATTAACTCCCGATGTCTTAACAGGTTCGTTTTGCTTAACCGATACCTGTGCAATATTCAGCCTAAGTTTCGACAGCTCGTGTTCTTTCGTTCTGATCAGCTTATCCGAAACCCTGACCGAATATAAATAATCTTTAACCGTCAATCCGCATCACGCTCCTCCTCGTCAAGCATACCAAGTTTCTGTGCCAACGCAATAACAGCGTTTACAATCAAATACAAATCCTTGCCTTTAATATCGCACATTCGATAGCTGACCTTGATAGTTTCTTCTTCGTTGTCGATTTCATCAAAACCAACAACTACACCTTTATTTAAGGTTTCTATTTCGCCGTTATCGTAATTAACGGTAATATTTTTAATGTCTCTCATTCTTCTACCTCACTTTCAAGCCAATGTTTTGTGCAGTCAATACAGCTGTTATTGAATCGCTTTTCCATAGGACAACCGACATACGGAGTTCCGTACGGGCAACTGAAAAAGTCTATACAACTTCGAGCCATTTCATCAATACTCATTGATTTAATCCTTTCAAAATTTGTCATTCTTAACTTTTCATTGCAGCTGATTTTCTGGATATGCGACACTCTAAATACAGTATTTTTAACTACTTCATTATTCTCATCAATACAAAAATAAAAATTTAACGGCACTGATAAATTAGGATTGTCCGCAAAAGCTTTTTCGCCAGTTTGGTGTAATATGCCTGCGTATATCGCTCCATCATACAGAGTAATTGTTACATCCTTACCTAAATACTTTTCAAATTCAGTTCTTGTCATTATTTTCACTCCTTGTCCATTTTTGCGCCACAGTAGGGGCAATATGGATACAATCTATGTTTCACCATAATGATATTTTTATGGCAGTTTGTGCAAATAAACCAAGCACAACCACAAATATCTTTTTCAAAATTCCACTTTCCGTGTTTAATCTCTTGCACATCACACACGGTTGCTTCGTTGAGTTTACTACCGTCAACTTCGATAATATGCTTAACTGTTTCAGCATTTCGTTTTGAATTAAAGTATGTCGTGTTTACACTACCGTCTGCGAACGGTATATCTAATGCATAATCACCGCATACCTCACGGATTTTTAATTTATTATCCATCATCATTTTTCACTCTCCTTACCTGTTTTATTTTGATTTTCAAAGTAAAATTCAATTGGATTGTCCGTCTTTTGAATCAATCCGTACTTTACAGCTAATCGAAAAATAAAGACTTTTTCGAGCCTCGAAAGCAACTTACCCAATTCTTTTTTTAAATCTTCGACTGTCCTTGTTGACTTATAAAAATTGCACATTCTGCAAGCAGGATTATAATTTTCGATGTCATTCGCACCATTGTACCAGTACACGCTCTGTATATGGTCAACCTGCATGTCCTTTAATTCGAGTGTACAACCGCAGTACGCACAGCGGCCGCCGTACTTCTCGTAAACTTTAAGCCTTGTTGCTTTTGATATCGATTTTCTCTGACTCAACCAAATCACTCTCCTCAATCGGCTGATTCCAACATTTTACGCAGTCGCAGTTGCAGTCGTCTTTTCGTCATTCTTCTTTTTTCAGCAAAATAATTTTCAGTTTTCGTACAATCAATCATTTTCTTCGTCTCCTTCAAAATTAACAACTTTTCCGTTGTCTGTGTAGTCCCGCTTCTCAAATTCAAGTTTCAGCTTGTCGATAACCACACGGTCGATATGCTCCCAAAACACTTCGTCAGTGTCAGAGTGTTCAATTATTTCGGTCATAGACTTTAGTGCCTTTGCGCATCTATCACGGCCAAAGCCGAAATCCTTATACAAAGCAAATACAATCGTCTTAAAAATTCGCCTTGTGGCGTCCGCAATTTCCTTGTCCTTGACTTTCTGATATTCTCTATCTGCAAGGCGGTTAATCTCCGCCATAGTCTCTCTTTTCAGCTTAACGGGTATTCTCGCTTTCAATGCTTTCTCTCCTTTCAAATTCACAGACAAAGCCTGTGCTTACGGGCTTGCAAAACCTACAGTGCTTACAGCAGTAAACGCAGATGTACAAACCTTTTTCAGAGTACGGGCATTTCCGTATGCTACACGGATGATATTCGTGTTTACACTTTCGACAAACCTGCAATTTCATAATCAATCACCCAATTGCAGATATTTTTCAATTGTCTGCTTTGCTGATGTACTGCCATAACATACCTTTACGGCGTATCCGCACCGTGAAAGATTCTGCAACCATTTATCCTGATGTTCAGAAGTCTTATTGTTGCCGACTTTAAGCTCAATATATAAGCCGTGATATTTACCTTTTGGCACAGCAAGGCATAAATCCGGAACACCTGCCCTAACTCCTTGCCTTTTAAGATGTGCGGCTTCGGCTTTATCTCTTCTGCCACCATTTGGAACAGCGTACAGCATTGAAAGTTCAGGATGTATTTTCATTTGCACACATTTATCCGCCCATTTAATGAGTTTACATTGCTCCTGTGCTTCAGACATCATTTTCATTTCCTCTCGTAAAACGGTAATTCTTATTTTTATCGGCTTTAATAAAAATTTTCGGATTAGCCATTTCTGAAATTCTACTGCCTAAAGCCTCATCAATCTGCGAAATCTGTTCAAGTGATAATTCAGATGTTATGACAGTCGGCAATCCTTCATTGTATCTGTAATTGATAATCTTAAATGTAGCATTGACATCAGCTGTTGAGACAAAATCGCCCCTGCGAGTTTTAAAGAAATCATCAATGTAAAGAATTTCCGCTTGCTTATATGAATTTATGAGAGCTTCATACACCTCTAAATTACTCGATGCCTGCTTGATTTTGGTAATATCATCCTGCCAAAGCATATATTTAGGTGCTTTGCCTTTTTTGAGTAATGCTCCGACAATAGCCGTACATATATGTGTCTTTCCACAACCGGGCTGACCGCCGAAGAAGAACCAATCAGAGCATTTGTCAATGTACTCATATGCTTTATCTTTCACATATTTCTGCCAATCTGAGGTTGTCTTGTAACTTTCAAAAGTATATCGTTTAAGAAGTTTTTGAAGACCGCTGTTCTGCATTCTGTGAAGTTCATCTCGAATTTTCATACAATCACATTTGCAAGCAACCACATCATATGTAACCTGCCCGAAAGGCGTTTCGCCTGCCTTTACACGGTAAATATAGCCTCGGTTCATACATTTCTCGCACTCATAGCCAATGAGCTTACCGGGTGTTGAGTTAAACACTTTTGCTTCTTGTTCGGCTTTTTCTCTCGGAGTGAGTTCTTTAGAAGACTTTCTCGCCCGTTGGATAATTTCCTCCGCTCGCTGTGGTGACATTATTCTTGACATTATCGCTTGGATTGAATCCATATCCTACACCTCCTCTGTCTTGGACCTTATTAAGCCATTTAGTAATGAAACCTTTAATGCCGGTTCTTGTTTTTCTCCTGCTCGGATTAGCTTCGAGCCACCCCAACATCGAACGCAATTGTTGTTCTACATCAACAGCAGGATACAAAATTTTGTAGTGCTGAACATCAGATTTTGAAACTGGATAATTACTCTTATCGTTCAAAGGTAATGTAATAAAAATATTTTCACCGGCGGTGTCGGCTGCATTTGCAGACGGCATCGCATAATAATTATTTCTATTTACTTTACTTTCCTTTACTTTACTTTTCTTTGTGTCGTTCTCGGAGAGATTATGTTCATTCTCGGAGAGATTATGCTCATTTTCAGGTATAACTATATAAGCCTTTGTTTCTTCCGTTTTCAAAAGCCAATATAATCTATTTATTGTGCGACCTCGCACGGAGCGTTTTTCGATAGCGTACATATATCGTTCTTGCATCATTTTGTTGGTCAGTATGCTCTCCCTATCAAACAGCCCGTTATCAAACAGCCCAATTCGTAAGCAAAGCTTAACTACCTGATTTACCGTATCTGATTTAATTCCACCGCTCATTCGTTTCGCTATCGTGGCAGCACTGGTTTCTTCTCGCCACTCATAATAGTAACCATTTGTTGCATAAGCTTTGGTACAAATCCAAAAAAATACTCCAAAGCCGTCCCAACCCTGTGCATCAATAAGCACATCAAATCTCTCATCATCATCGAACAAGTGAACATCCCAAGCCGCAAAGTCAAGCCCTCGCTTTGGTTGTCCAGCCATTCACTGTATCACCTCTTTCTTTTTGTATTAAGTTTCAGCTTTGTACAAAGATATTCATCAAGCTCTATACCGTAGATTTTGTACTTATCAAACAGCTCTTTTTCGTGCCGATGTGCTTCATCGTGGTGCTTTCTGCAAAGGCATATAGCTTTTAATCCTATATGTACAATCTGTTCCCTATCTCGCCCCATACCAATTCTGTCAACATGATGAACTTCACCTGGTGCATTGCATATTGCACACTTACGATTTTCAAGACAACTGTACAAGTATCTGCCTATATCATCTGTAACATTAAGCAGAGTATCTCTTGTTCCGATATTTTGGTAGAAACAAAAATCTATCAGATAGCTTATGAAATCTCTTGCTACGCTTTTTTCGCAATCAGACAGCGAAAAGTATTCAATGCCAAATTCACCGCAAAAATTAAACTTGAAATATTCTTTAATCCATTCGGGATTATCTCCGCACCAAAATGCTATATCTCTGATGATTGCGTATATTTTTCTTCGCTGTTCGGCAGAAATCGTGCGTCCGTCAACAATTCTGAGTTCAATTTCATGTACTTGTTTCTGTGCAAGTTCTCTGCCGATACGCTCATGCGGTCTTACTATTAAGTTATATCCGTCATAAGATACTATGTTCGCTGATGTAATCATACTAAGTCCTCATGTTGGTGCATATAAACGAAGAAACTGTTATTACCCATATTTTGATACAACCATTCATCGCACTTTTCTTTGCTCAAATGTGTACGAAGAACTCTATCTTCGTACACATATTGACCTTTCAATCGTTTATCTTTTATTCGATTAAGTAATTCTGTTTTTGAGTAGTTAGCTTCTACAAGATACAAATCGTAGTTCTTAGCTGTTATATGAGCGATTTCCGATGTATCAGTTGCGTATATAACTTTATATATCCCCTGTTGAGTGTTGAAGTGTAACTTCCAGCCGATATTAGGAACATCATGCCGAAGTGGTACTGCTGAAAAAGTAATATTGCTGATTGAGTACCATTTATCCTGAGCGACTATGAAAGAATTGTATTGAAAGGAGGTATCACCTAATAAAAAAAGCTTTTTGCAAAGATAATTGGGGTAAATTATCCGAATACAAGGGTGTTCGGACAGCAGTCGCTTTAGAGTAGCAACATTACAATGGTCTCCGTGTTGATGAGTTAAAAAAACATATTTAACTCGGTCAACCACTTCACACTCAACAAGTTTGTTGAACGGCACTCCGCAGTCAATCAAGACCTGACCGTCAAGAAAGACTGCGTTGCCATTAGAGCCTGTGCTTATTATCTCTAAATCAATCATTTCATTCTGCAAGATCATCAATAGAGAACTGTTCTTCATCCGGTTCAGATGAAGATGAATTGTAAATTTCAGGTGTTTCAGCAGGAACTTCTGCATCAATCATGGTATCGGTGTCATAATCGGGAGTTCCGTCAGCATTGATAATATGATTATCAGCTTCATATGCTGTCTGCATTTCAACACTCATAATACCCCATTTGCTTATAAGCTGTCTGAGCATTGTCTTTTTTGCCATAGCATCAAAATCCTTTGCCCAAAAAGTGTAACTTGTACCCTTATTGACATCGCTTGCATATCCGGCTGAATACTTCATAGCGTGCTGTTTCATCTTATCCTTACTCCAGTAAAGAGCTTTCTCAAAGCCGTTTACATAGCGAAAATAAGCATAATATCCGATTGTTTCAGCTGTTTCACGCTCTGTTTCATCTTCAATCATTTTGATTGTAATTTCTTCTGTGAGCGGATCCCAATTAAGAAGTTCTCTCTCTTTGATTTCCACCACATTAAGTCTTTTATACTGTCCTGAACGGATAGCAAGCTGAATATAGCCACGATAGCCAAGAACAAATGTAGCTGTTGTACGCTTATTCTTTCTGTCCTTAAACGGGACCATATAATACTGACCGAGCTGTGGTGACGGAGGAAGTCCGAGAGAGTGACCGCAAAGAGCCGCCGAAAGAATTGTAGCTGCATCGCATTCTTCGAGTGCAGGATTTGTACTCACCACAGATGTGATAGCCGCCGTAAATTTCTGAATTTCCTTCGGGTCTTTCATTGAGTTTGAAAGACTTTTCTGAAAAGCCTGTGTCTGGAGCATTGACGAAAACTTCGGCTTTCTCTGCTGAATCTGATTGTTTTGATTATTATAATTACTCATAGCGCAATCCCCTTTCGTTGATTAACTGCTTAACAGTGAGTGCAAAATCTTTAAGCTGTGATTTTGTACCGTAAACCTTGAATGACAATGACAGAACTTTTTCATCTTGCTGTGGCTGTTCTGATATTTCTTCAACCGGAGGAGCAACTTCTTCAGGCACATTTGCAACAAACGGTTCATATTCGTGAAGAGTGTTGCTCACAGCCTGCTCGGCTTTTTCACGCTCTGCTCTTTCGGCTTCTGCCCTTGCTTTTTCTTCTTCAATAGCCTTGTACCTCTCTGTTACGGAAGTTATTGCAACCGATACATTCAAAGACCGCTTATACTCGTACAGGATTTCGTCCTTGTGCTCCTGCGTTGCGATAAGCTTTAAGTCATCCATAACCTTGTCCAAAAAGGTCTTAATGGTTTCTTTTAGCTTTTTGAGAGATACGCTCATGGTTATATTCAGATTAACCTGCTCATATGTTACGAAGTCAATACCGAGTGATTTCTTATATTCTTCAAAATAACTCATAGACTTTTCGTATTTAATCCTTTTTAATTCCTGCTCGGTAGCGTTAATTTTGCCCTTGAGCGCCGAATCTGCCTTTTTGTACGGATTTGTTACACAATCCTTATAAACTGTTTCAAAAGCCTCATAAGGTGTTATTATTTCCGATTTAACCGCTTTTCGGCGAGTTTCAAATTCCGCAAATTCCTTATTGAGCGATGAACGCAACTTCTTGATTTCCTTGTAGTTTTCGTCTGTACATATCATTTCGCAGGCAGTGTTTACCTTTTTCTCAATTTCAGATTTAACCAGCTTGAGATTCTCGATGATGACAGGAATCTGAGCTACCTGAATTAAATCGGTTGAATCAGGTTCTGCATCATTAACTGTTGACAGATTTTTTACTTCTTCCATATCAGCAGTTTCAAGCAAATTAACGGGTTCTGTAATTTTGGTCATTTTATGTTACCTCCTTAATCTATTGACCATTCTTCCTCGGTAATGCCGTGAAAAAGTTCGGCACATTCACGAGAACAGAAAATATCATCATTTGTATCTCTGAAATATGTATAATCATATCTGAGTTCTGCGTTGCACGCTCTGCAATGCCCCATTACCAGTACTTGCGGTGCGTTTGGGCACATCGGATTACACGGAGTGCTTCTGCATACTTCGCACATTTTAATATCTCCTAACTATTGATTTTTCGATTCAATATGATATAATGAGCTTGTTTAAATTTCTTTTTGTTTAATCCCGTGTTGCTGTTCCTAAGCAATGCGGGATTTCTCTTTGCCTGCAAGTTGCATTTCAAACAACGCCTTTGATACTCTTTCAGCTCTGAGTTCTTCCCTGATAAGCTGTTCAAGGTAATAATCCTCAAGGCGTTCACCGTTTGCATCACCAAATCGGCTGATAATAACCGCCAACTTGTTCTTAGCGTGTGCCTTAGCAATTTCAAACTCAGATTCAGTGCATATGTATCCGTTTGAGGATATAAAATCAGTGTAATTCAAAATATTTTCCCACCTTTATATTTGATAAACATTTTGCTAAGGTCCGCAAAATGTTCTTTTCATCAAACAACCTTGTAGTCGTTGGCATTTTCAACCCCCACACATTCAAAATTGAATGCTTCGGATTCAGGCGTTTCAAGGGCTTTGAGTTTGCGTTTTAGCTCTCTGTTCTCGTGACGATAACCGCTTGACGCTGTTTTTTCAAGTGCAAGGTCTGTTCTTGCGTTTCTCAGTTCAATGCTGAGATGTCTGTTCTCTGCTCTGAGGTTTTCCACATCTTTGAGCAGTTTTCTGCGTGTCGGATAGTTTCTTAAATGCCACATTTGTTACACTCCTTTCAACGGGTTTGAACCGAGAATATAATTGAGAAACGGTATTCTCGGAATACGGATAGATGTGCCGACTACAATTACATTGAAGCCCAATTTTTCGGGTTCGTCCTTTGCCTGTTCACGCAACTTTTGCGGAGCAACTCCAATAGCCTTTGCGGCATCTTCCGAGAGCAGATAGACATCACTGCTATCCATAATTTCTTTGATTTTTTTGTTCATCTGAACTGTGTCCATATAAACACCTCCTTAATTTTCGTTGGTAATTTTGTCTGAAACGATTTCGACTGATTCAACATCAGCAACGCTGAGAGCCAGCTTGAGCAGTACAACCTCGCTGACCGTTCGTGTTATCTGATAGCTTGTAACATACGGAATTTCTGTTCCGTCAATTTCAAGAAGAAACCTGTCCTTTGTGTCAATAAGTTTAAGTTTTGCCATTTTCTCACCTGCTTTTCGATATTTTATTATTTTATTGCTTTACACGACCTTAAATGTTATGATTAACTATGAAAGGGGGCGTAAATATGAATGATATTTTATCGTGGTTGACTTTAATAATATCCGCAGTTTCAACCTTATGCACTTTGGTTCTTTCTTGGATATTATTTAAAAAGGAACAGAACAAAACCTATCTGAAAGAACGATATGAATTAGTGATTTTCCCCATATTCAACCTGCTTGAAGAACATTTGTACAAAAAGGAAATTACTTTTGAAATTAAACAAGCCGTTGAAAAATGCGAAGATATTATTGCCGATAATAAACTTATCGCTGGCGGAAAACTCAGCTATGTATTTTCTCTTCCATTAGATAAAATTAACTTTCAAAGCATTTCAAAATTAGTCGACAAAGAATATGACGATTGTTGTTCTGCTTTAGGAATTCCTTTAAGACCGTTAGATAAAAAGATGTATACATACAAAACACGAAACATAAAAGTTTTGATATTAGGAATTACTAAATATTCAATGCCATTTATTGCAATTTCACTATTATCAGCAATTTTGATTGCATTATTTGAATACTTCTTTCTTAAAGGATAACCTCTGCTTTGATAAGCATTGCTGTAATCAGCAGAAATAAGATAATTGCGTTGAGAATAAACACTACAAACATTAAAAACTTGTTCAATTTTCATTCTCCTTTGCCCACTTAATCAGATCCATAATTTGAGCGTCGTGCTTATCAAGGTAGCTGTCTATTGTTTTATACAAATGGGCGGCTACTATTTTTATTGCTAATACTGCCGAAACAAAAGCTGTGCAAAGCATTAGCAGTCCTAAAATTATTATTACTTCCGTCTTTCTTCACCTCTTTTCAGCTAAGTCCGTTTAATGGGACTGTGATTGTGGTATTATTGATTGTATTGCAAATATCTTTTGCAAATGTTATAATCGAGCAAAGGAGCTGATTATATGTGGGTAATAATTAGTGGTATTTTAGGCATTGCAGGCTTTTTAATATCTTTAATAAACCTGATTAACTATTTTGTTTCGCACAAAGTGAATTTGGAAATCACAATGCTTGAATACGCATACAAATTAGGCGTGCAGGGAAAGAAAAGACTTTTCATTCATTATAAACTTAACAATAAATCGCAACTGCCTATTTCTGTTACCGACATTCAATTAGTTCTGAACGGCATAGAGTACACCGAAGATTACAACACCCACGAAGTTAATTCTTATCATCACAAGGCAAAAGGTGTTGATGAGTATGTTCCGACATACAATGAACATCTGCCTATCAATCTTGAATGCCTACATTCTCATTCGGGTTACCTCGTTTTTGTAATTCCTGAAGATAATTCTCCAAATCTCGATAAAGGTCTGACTTTTCAAATTCGCACCAATCGGAATAAGGAAGTACAAAAGAAAGTGTCATTGAATGAGGTGGTAACGCTCCGCTCCACTCTACCTTATCAAAAGTATAAAAATCTTTTTCTAAAGGATAAGGCGGAACATAAGGTGCACTGACAGTCTTGGTGACTGTTGGTGCTTTTTTTATGTTGAATAAATTATTAAAAAATCCCATTTTCTCACCTGCTTTTCGATATTTTATTGCTTTACACGACCTTAAATGTTATGATTAACTATGAAAGGGGGTGCACACTATGTCAACTTCTCATAAAGACCTCATTCTTGATAAATCAGAAGTGAGAATACTTAGGTCCTTATATAAAGGTAATAAACTTTTAAAACAAGATGTTGACTATAAATTTAAAGAAAAATATTCTTTCTTGTTGCGTTATCATCTTATTGACTATTCACCCGATCCTAAATACTACTGTATTTCTAAAAAAGGGAAAATGTTTTTACTATACCGCAGAAAAGAAAAAATCCGTTTTTGGGTCCCGATAATTATTTCGGTAATAGCGTTAATATTGTCTGTAGTTTCCATATTAATGCCACCAGTGATAATAATAGAGCGGTAACCGAAATAGTCAGTGCAAGACCGCTCCTGAAACCCTCTCGGTATGCTCTCTCTATCTTGACATCATACTTGCCAAGCAGATAGAACGAATGAAGTAGCTTTTCGTCAATAACTTTGTTTAGATTATCTTCTAATTCGTCCTCGGTTGGAATTTTGCTTGAACAAATTGTCTCATCTTCTTCATCGTCCAAATAGTCAAGTTCATTGTAAAACATTGCTCTCGCCTCCTTTCCTACGCTGTTTTCTGCTGTGCACCGAGCAAGAACGCTGTTGCTGCTATATAAGCTTTTTCCTTCTGTTCTGTTGTTGCGTTTTTCAAGAGTTCTTCGTACAAACATCTGACATCCTGCCGCTCGGTTTCTTTTTCGATTGCTTTGTCCGTATAAATCATAAATTCACCTCCTTATTGGTCTGTAAACCCATTATATACCTCAAAATACGGCTTGTCAACCCTGTTTTAATAAAAATATTTTGTTTTTTGGGCTTGACAAGCCATTGGATACCGTATATAATGAATACATCAGATAAAATTCTACAGCGAGGTGATACATAAAATGAGCATAAGCGAGCGTTTTAAAACTCTGCGAAAAATAAAAAAACTCTCACAAACAGAGTTTGGAGAGCGTGTCGGAGTTTCGAGAAGTGTCATTAAAAACATTGAAAATGAACTTGTTGAACCCAAAGAATTATTTATCAAACAGGTTTGCAAAGAGTACAGGGTAAACTTTATGTGGCTTACCGAGGGCGAGGGCGAAATGTTTGAAGATGATGAGGATTACATACTTGATGAATTGTCAGAAGAATTTAACCTTGATGACCTCGACAAACAAATTATTGAAACATATTTGAAATTAAGTCACGAAGATAAGATGATATTCAAAAACTTCTTGAAAGAAATCTTTGAGAAAGAAAAATAAAAGAGGTGGTCACCCACCTCTCACAAAAATTCGATTTATTATTGCATAGATTTTTTTCAATGTTTTTTCATCTTCGATTTTATTTATCAATTCGATTATGTATTTTTTATAATCCATATAGAATCACCCCAAAGCTTTTTATTTTTCTTTACACATTCATTATAGAACATTTGTTCTGATTGTTCAAGCGCTATTTGCAAGAATTTTTTAACTGTCCTAAAAATTGGACTTTGCTCTGTATTTTTGGCAAAGCCGTAGGATTTTACAGTAACATTTATTAAAATATCACTATTATTTTTTACAATAAAGCACTTTGTTTTTTGTTGTATTTCAACAACATTTATTACAAATTTAAAATACCTATTGAATAATGTCTTGAATTTGCATATAATAAAAATGTAGTATTACTACATTAAATTTTAATTTTATTGTTAGTGTGAACTCTTGGCAGTAAACCTCCCACCATATGGGATGTGTCGACCCCAAGAGTTTTTTACATAAAGGAGAATTTTCGCATGATAAGAATTGCTATCCTTGTTGACGGTGCTTTTTATTTAAGAAGAGCAAATTATTTATGGGGAGATAAAAACCCAAAAGATAGGGCAAGAGAATTGGTTCAATATTGCAGTAGGCATTACATGAATAAAAAAACTCGCAACAGTTATTCAGAAGAAAAATACCTTTATCGCATTTTCTACTATGATTGTCTTCCTTCAACTAAGAAAGTATATCATCCCCTCACTAAAGAACAAATTGATTTATCTAAAACTGATCAGTATAAATGGTCTATGGAGTTTTTTGAGGAACTAAAATCTAAAAGAAAAGTAGCTTTTAGAAAAGGTGAACTTTTAGAAAGTACCGTTGGATACACAATTAAGCCTGAATATGTAAAGAAATTGTGCAATGGTAAACTCGCCATTACAGACCTGGAAGAAAGTCATTTCAAACTTGATATACAACAGAAAGGTGTCGATATGAAAATAGGCTTGGATATTGCATCTTTATCTTACAAAAAGCAAGTTGATCGTATTATATTAATTGCCGGTGACAGCGACTTCGTTCCTGCTGCTAAGCACGCCCGCAGAGAGGGCATTGATTTTATTTTAGACCCTATGTGGCACACGATTAAACCAAGTCTCTTTGAACATATTGACGGACTTGAAACTAAAGTAAGTCGCCCCGATTCAGAAGAACTAAAGAAAGATAAGCTATACACTAAAAATTTAGTAAAATAAAAAATCCGCCCTACCCTGCGCCAACAGGATAGAGCGGAAACCATTACACATAGGGTGCAACGGTACTTAAACAGCAATATAATTGTACCATACTCCCTTGTGTTTTGCAAGTTTTGCAGATAAATAACACAAGGGATTTTTGCACCCTTTTTTAAGCAAAAGGAGTGTATAAAATGAAACTGCCTAACGGCTACGGCTCTGTTTATAAGCTGAGCGGAAACAGGCGCAATCCGTGGGTTGCCTGCGTGACAATAGGCTACAACAAAGAAACACGCAATCAGGAACGTAGAGTTATAGGCTACTTTCCCAACAAGCCGAAAGCTCTGAACGCTCTTGCTGATTACAATCAAAACCCGTTTGATGTTGATTCGGCAAGACGCACTTTTTCAGAAATTCATGAACTTTGGTACAAGGAGTTCATCACCGAAGACACAAATCCGAACACCAAAAGACAGTATAATGCGGCATACAAACAATGCTCAATATTATACAATCGCAAGATGTCCGATATAAAAATCATTGATATGCAACGAGTTCTCGATAACTGCCACAACGGTTATCAATCGGTTAGGCGAATTAAAATTCTGTTGAACAAAATCTACGAATACTGCATATTTCACGATATGCTCCGTAACAATCTTGCAGAAAAATTGAAAATCAATGCCAAGTCAGATGAAACAAAACGAGCACGCAGGGAGTTTTCGGAAAGCGAAATAAATCTTTTGTGGGAATCTTCAAATCTTGATTCGGTAAAAATAGTGCTTATGCTGATTTATTCGGGAGTGCGTGTGTCCGAATTGCTCGACCTAAAAATTTCAAATGTAAACCTTGACGAACAGACTTTCTTTGTTGAAAGTTCAAAGACCGATTCAGGTGTACGAACCGTGCCTATAGCAGACAAAGTATTGCCGTTTTGGCAGAAATTCATCAGCAATTCTCAATGTGGATATGTTCTGAATAACACCAATGGCAAGCCGCTGAAATACGATAACTTTAAACGCAACTACTGGACACCTCTGCAAAACGATTTAGGTTTAGACCACACCATACACGAAACAAGACATACCTGCATTTCAATGCTTGTATCGGCAAATGTGAACCACACAATCATCAAAAAAATAGTCGGTCACAAGTCGAAAATGGACTTGACCGAAAAGGTTTACACCCACATTAACCCAAAAGAATTAGTGAATGCAATCAACAAAATATAGTCTTATATTATCTTGAATTGTTCATAATTATGCTCCGTAGCTTACATATAGCTAACAAAATCCCCCATTTTCCCCATTCCTATCCCCCTTGCAAGTTACCTGCACCAACAGCCGTTTCTTATGTAGGGACGGCTGTTTTGTACCACATTTTCGCTCTGTTTTATGGTGATTTTCAAAATATTTGAATTAATTTTGAATAAAAAGCGAAAATCATGTTGACAAATCCGAAAATATGGTATATAATAATCAAGCTGTTGTTATTAAACAACATTTCGAGGTGTAGCTCAGTTTGGTAGAGTGCTTGGTTTGGGACCAAGATGCCGCAGGTTCAAGTCCTGTCACCTCGACCAAAAAAGGTGGTTTTTTAACCGCCTTTTATTTTTTGCCAAAATTACTTAAAATGCCTTAAAAGTGGCTTAAACACTGGGTTTTTGAGATTTTAAAAATTCAGTTGAGTAATTTTGAATTAAGTTAAAACAAGATAAAATGCAGTCAAACTTACTGTCAAACTTACTGTCATTTTAGTTTGACTGCCGATTTTCAAGGAAACAAGATAATATATTTTTAAATTTTATTACACCGTAACACAAAAGATTTTTCTATTATTAAAACAACAAAGAGGTTAAGCAATTTTTTCTAATGCTTAACCTCTTTTTT